TTGTATAGTAAATAGCTTTTGCGTTTCTTTGCTCTTCAACTGTCAATGGTTTTGTGGAATCATTTTTTAAGCCAATAAGCCAATTATTATAGTTGTTAATTAACTTACTACCTTTGGTTGTATTCATAAAAGATACTACACTCTCCGAATTAATTACACCGAAAGGTTTCAGTTCAAATAATATTTGAGTTTTTAAGTTTTCTAAATGTTTATATTCTTCGCTAGATAATGATCTTAAATTTTTCTTATTAAAATATTCCAATATAATTGGATTTATTATTTCATCTATTTTATCTTGAGCTCCACAAGCCCATAACATAATTTTTGCTCCTGTCTGCGGGGCAAATTCCTTTGTTTTCCTTTTTTCTGTATCTCTTGAATTTTTAGGTCTTCCTTTTCCAGGTCTATCTGGCAAAGATTGATCCTCATCTTTACCCAACTTCGTTGGTGGGTTGCGTTTGCCTTTCAAATCTTGTTGCATTTCAAACTTGCTTTTCTGATTTTCTCCTTTAGATTCTAGTTCCAATCCTACTTCACTTGGCGTTACTGTGCCAGATTGCAAGGCTATCTTTTTAAGTCCGCCTTCTAAATTGGCGTCGTGATAAGGGCTGGCTTTTGATGACATTTTCCCGTTTTTCCTTCTTCTGTTTTCTTTTGTAATTCTTGCTTTTTCGATATTTGGATTGATATCAAATTTAGCTTGAATGAGTTCATCCGAGATAAGATTCCTGTCCGCTAACTGTATAAGTAATGACTTTTCTGCTTCTTCATTTGAAAGATCCATTCTGTCAAACTCAATAAAAGCTGGAGCCTTAAAACCCATGGCTTTTTGTAAAGCTATGATTTCTTGCTCCCAAAATCTGGCCAACATGTCTCTACCATATTGTAATCTTTGCGTTAATGTCTTTAAACTAATGAAATTGTTTGTGGTTCCTGCTGCTCCAAAAGTCCCTGTAAGAGTAGGAGGAATACCTAGTCCAGCATAAATGCTATTCAAATGAGGAGTATATTTACCTTCTCCTAAAAATTGATGAACATTTGTTTTACTTTCTATCAATTCGATATCTGGACCCCAAACCAAATCCATTGTTCCACCACCAACATTGTTTCCTAAAATTTGAGCTAGTTTAGAAGTAGCTGCTTTAGTAGGAGCAATTTTATGCTCCAAATTACCTAATTTAAATATTCTGATATTAGAAATAGCACCATCAAGGGCAGCCATATCTGCTAATTTTAGTTTTTCAATAATAGTAATATCATCCATGATTGAATAAATCATAGGAAAAGCCCAGCTTTGCCAATCGTCTTTTTTATAGTGATAAACAAAAGTTTTATCTGGGTCTAAAGGATATGCTTTTCTGTGTTTTGCTGCTTCTACTATCGCTGGAGGTAATTTATTAACCAGGTCTTGCTCTTCTGGATTTTTTGGATTGTTAATAGTTTTCCTCAATTTAGCTGGTAAACTTAATTGATACCTTTTGGCATTAGAAAAAGAAGATATTGCCCCACCATAAACATCTACATAATAGGGGTCAATGAAGGTGTATTTCCAAGGTATTTCTTTTGACTCTATACTTTTATCTTCTAAATCTGATATTTTAATATCCGATACTGAGGATGCCCTGAACATTTGTTGACTAGATTTCCTATTTAGTCTAGCACTTTGTTTATGAACAATAACATTACCAGTTTTATAAAGATTATTTAAGAATCTTTCACTTCTTTCTTTACCATTAATTTTCTTGAACCACGTTTGATAAAACTTCTCTATACGTCTTGTAGGATGCACTAATCTTATTCCTTGGCTAGAAAAGTCCCCCATTAAATCTATAACATTTTTAACTAAACCTACTTTATTGTAAATATCCTCTGCTTTTTTCAGAATATTCTTTAAATTACGAGGAGGTTCTTCATCTGGTCTAAAATAGTAATAGTCGGATTTAGTAAGACCAGGACGACTACTTGTATTAGTGTCTAAGTTTGAATAATCCAAACTGTGTCTACGACCACCTGTCGCCTTTTGAATTCCCGTAAATTCTTCTAAGGATTCGGAAGATAGTTTTAGAGCTTCCTTTTTACTTGCTAAATCATCTCCCCACGAGACATAAGCTTCTTGACCTAAAGACTCTTCATTATTATCAGACTCACTTTTGGGATATTTATTCATTTGTATTGCATTACTATTGTAATTGGAATGTTATTAAACTTAATTTTTAAATACACCTATTCTCTATATATTCCAGTATATATGTCATCATTAGCCTCATTAGTAAACCAAGCTGGACCTTTATACATATTTCCTTTATGCATTTCTACATCCTTGCGATTTCCTCCAACAACCTCATAGCTGATTGGCTTAATCTTATTTTTTATTTGACGAGCCAACATATTAGCTATAACTAAAGAACTATATCTATCTTTACGAATTCTACCCTTTTTACCGTTTGGAAGTTTAACTTCTGGAGTATCCCATCTATCTCTAGCATTGGGTCCTGTACTAGTTTTTGTCATAACAATAGTAGTCAATTCGTCTTTTAGTTCTTCTATTTCTAAGATACATTCGCTTAGACTATCATAAATAGGATTCAGATCTGCGTCTAGTATGTCTCTATTTTCTTTATTTAATGCTAACCCTAGAGAGACGCCATCAAATCTTGGAAAAAGTAGCATTTTATCTTCCATGTCTTTCCTTAATCCATGATTAGCCTCTGCTGTCCAATCTGCCCTAGCAAATTGAACCATCTCTACGATATGTAACCCTGGCTGATTATCTGATTCTTTAGACTTTTTCTCATCAATTGTAGGCCAAATTAAAATTTCTCCAGGATCTAAATTATTAGGATTATGTAAAGCCTCTTCGATAGCAATACCTCCTCCTTGAGCGTCCATACCTATTCTGGCTGGAGGAAACAACTCCATTAAATTTCTAATTTTTCTTGCACAAAAACTATAGAAATCTTGATCATTAACTAATCCTGTTTTTTGTCTATCTTTAAAATTCCCTCTATTAGTAGTCCATGAATATACTACTCTGTTATGGGTTTCGTTTAATTCTATAATAATAATACTAAAATTATCTTGCTCAGACGCTGGATCGATTCCATAAACATACTTTTTATTATTGTCTCCTTCAATCATAGCATCAAATAATATTTCTTCATCTCTAATCTTAATTGGATTTTTATCTGATGTTACACAACTTTCTATCAGACTTCTTTTGAAAAACCCTTCACTATCCTCTGTAAAACACGCAGCATACTCCATATTATATATACCGGTATGTATTGTTGCTTTTGCCCTAGCTACCTGCTTATCGTCCATAAAACCCTTTGGTATTAATTCATAAGGTACTCTAATAACGCTATAATCTCTCCAATTAAAATTTTCTGGAACTTCGTCGTTAAAAATTTCTCTCAGTTTAAAAGCATCTCCTTGACTTTCTACTATCGTTTTATACCTTCTCCAATACTTAGCAAAATGTTTAAAACTGTAATCAGCCGTACCTGATATGATAGCTTGATTTCCCATTTTTGTTTCTAGAGCAGCCATCTCTTCGGTCCAGACTCCCATTTCTTTCATAGCTTCTATCTTAGCTTGTTCTTTTACATTCTGAATAGGACTAGCACTAACAGCAGCAAAACCAGCAACAACTGTTTCGTATATATCTGGAGATATAGAAGCAAATTCATCAGCAATAATAATATGTGCCCTTAAACCTCTAATCTTACTACCATCACCCATAGGAATAGCTACTGTCCAGCTATCTCCTAGTCTCATTGTGCATCTATCAACATCTCTTCTAGGACCGTCTTCATTACCACTAAATATGCTTCTTAATATAGGGCTATTCTTCCAAATAGTTTCCATATATTCAAATATAATCTTACTCTGTCTAAAAGCAGCACCTACTACAACTATCTTGGTTCCTGGTGTAAAGACGCACTTTAAAATACAATACAAGCTCATCAAGAAAGATTTACCAAAACCACGACTAGCTATAAACATGGGAAATGGTCTTATCCAGAATTCTTGTAAAATAGCTACTTGTATAGGATGTAGCTCTATATCGAACAATAGCTTACATGCAGAAGCTAAGTATTTTGTATCTCTGAATACTTTCATAAGATGCATATCAGGATTTTCAATATCAGATTTAGATCTGTGAATCATGATATTCTTATCAAGATTCAGCTCTGATAAGTCTCCTAAACCTAACCAAGCATCTTCATATAATTTTAAATTATTCTTCTCGTTCAATTTCATATACCCTTCTCATTAAGGCCATAGCAATTTTTTCTGCATTCTTAGGACTATCTCCAAATATAATTTTTATGTTATAATTTACCATATACTCTGATAACTTTTTAAGAATAAAATTAGGAGATATTCTAATATATTTCCATTTGTGTCTTGGTATCTCAGATCCTTGAGGATACATCAATACATCTGTAAGACTAAATTCAAAAATCATATAAGTATATTTATACTTTGTCATTCTTTCTAACACATCTTCAAATCTTTTTTCTGTTATGTTAGAAGCTATTTCACTTACGCTCTTTTTTCTTTCTATGCAAAGAATATCTTCTAGTCCACTTAGAGAATAATCTCCAGTGTCTAATTTCTTATTAGCAGTAGAGTGTCTGGGAAACTCCCACGCCTGCTGCTCTCTCGTGTCGATTATAATATTAAAATCACTGTAGTCTGCCATGATTATTGTATAAGATTTTTAAAAATAAAGAGACATAGCTATCTTCGTTACCGTGAATAAGATCATGATGTTTTCTACACAAAGTTATGCCATTTCCTGGTAAAAATCTCAAACCAGGATTATGTGCCCAAGTTTGTATATGGTGTGCATTCAATTTACCTTTTAAATTACAATTAGGCCATTGACATTTAAATTTGTCTCTCTTAAATACTTCTTTTCTCCATCTTTTATAGTTTGGGTCGTCGAAATTTCTATTCATTTAACATATCCACAACGAGATCATTTAATGACATTAAAGGCTTCCAGCCTAATTTTTCTCTAGCTTTAGTAGACTTGCCACATAAATAATCTACCTCAGCAGGTCTGTAAAATTTTGGATCTATATAAATATAATCAGAATAATCTTTAATACCGACATGATTAAAAGCTATAGATAAAAAATCTTCTATGCTATTTGTAGTGTCTGAAGAAATAAGATAATCATCAGGTTCCTTTTGCTGTAGCATCAAATACATAGCTTTCACATAATCTTTAGCATGACCCCAATCTCTTTTTGCTTTTAAATTTCCTAGTCTTAATTTTGGATAGGACAAATCTTTAAATACAAGATTCTCGTCATCACTTCTTACTTCCACAGGCGTAATATTGTTTTTACGACACCATTGAAAAAAGTCTTTAATCCACAAAACAATTTTTTG